GGGTGCCGAACAGCGGCAGGCCAACGACGCCGAAGACCTCATGCGGGTGCTGGCCGACGCCATGCAGGCATCCATCCAGAACCGCGAGGACGCTTCCGCGCTGGTGCCCATCGTCATCAAGGCACCGGCTGAGGCCATTGCCGCGATCAAGCACCTGACGTTCTGGACGGAACTGGACGAGCACGCCATCGCCCTGCGCAACGAAGCGATCCGTCGTCTTGCCCTCGGCATGGACATCCCGCCCGAAGTCCTGCAGGGTCTGTCCGAGTCGAACCACTGGTCCGCATGGGCAGCGGATGAGTCCACGATCAAGGCCCACGCGGAGCCGCTGCTGAAGCTGGTCACGTCCGCCCTTGCTCAGGGCTACCTGCGCCCGCTCCTCTCGGACGAGAGGGTGACCGGCGACGCCCTGCGGGCCTTCTCCATCGGGGCCGACACCTCCGAAATGCGCCTGCGCCCGAACCGTTCCAAGGAAGCGCTGGAACTGTACGACCGTGGCGAACTCAACGGTGCATCCCTGCGCCGGGAGACGGGCTTCGACGAAGAGGACGCCCAGTCCGACGAGGACCGCATCCTGTTCTACCTCCGCAAGATCGCATCCGGCTCCACCACCCCGGAACTGGTCGAGGCCGCGCTGGCGAAGCTCGGGGTTACGCTCGAAGTGCCCCGGGAGGCGGTTGCCGCGCCTGAAGGTACCGAAGGCCGACCGGCACCGTCACTCGGGGACCACCCGGTCAACGACATCCCCGACCCGGACGTTTCGGAGCGCCGCCGGGGTGCCCGGGAGCGCGGGGACGTACCGTCCTCCTTCCCCGAGAACCGCGCCGCTGCACTGATCGCCGCATCCGAGCAGGTTGTGGTCCGGGCGCTGGAACGCGCGGGCAACAAGTTGAAGAACAAGATGCAGGTCAAGCCGACGTGCGCGGCGGTGGACATCTACAAGTTCGTCAGGGGCGAGGACACTGCGTTCCTGCTCGATGACGCATGGACGCACGTCGCCGCCATTGCCGAGCGCCACCAAATCCCGAGCAAGTGGCTGGAAGGGGTGCTGGCGGACTACTGCACCCAACTGCTGAAGGAGCAGACCCCGCACACCTACGCCACCTTCAGCATCTTCATGTCGTCCAACATCGCCGTTGCTGGAGAGAGGGTCCCCGCATGATCCGCACAGACCGCTTCGTGCTGTCCCTCGCCTCCTTTGCCGCCGAGCGCCGCCGCATCCTCGAACGATCCGACGAGCGGTTCCTCCAGCCTGTCATCGACGCCCTGTTCCGGTTCGGCCTGCCCGGCTGGGAGGACGGCATCATTGCGATGGCGCTGGACATCTTCGACGAGACGGCCCGCGAAGAGGTCGACGAGTTGAACCCGATCATCGACGACATGCGCGATGAGTTCGAGCGGGAACTGCGCCAGACGCTGGCCAAGACCAAGGTTATCGACGACAGCGTGAATGAGAAGGGGTCCGATGCTCAGGTGGAGCGGCTGGTGCGCTGGCTGTCCACCTACTCGGTCAATGCCGGGACCGAAGCCGCGACCACGTCCGATCCCGACGGCGCGGTTGGCCTTGAATGGGTGACCATGAACGACAAGAACGTGCGGGCGCTCCACGCCGAAACCAACGGCGAGACGGTCCCCTCCGGCATGCCGTTCAGCGTCGGGGAGTATGAGCTTCTGTACCCGGGGCAGCCCGTCGGGCCACCCGAGGTCTGGATCAACTGTCGCTGCGTTGCCCGCCCAACCATGCTGGAGGAGTTCAAGGTGAAGGCCACAGAGTTCGCCGCCGAAACTGTAGTTTCGGACCAGACCCCCGCCCCGGAAGTACAGATTCCGTTGAGTTCTGAGGCGCTCACCGCCGCAGCGGAGGAGGTCGAGGAGGTTGATGATGCCCCGATGATCCCGCTGGAGGAGGAGTACGAAGCTGTGCCTTGGTACGGCGTGCTCGCCCCCGAGGGTGCGGTGTCCGGCGACGGGCGCGGCTTCGAGGACCGTGGGCTGCGCATGCGCGACCTGCCCCTGCCGATCAAGTGGATGCCCGAGGATGCCGAAGGCCACGACAAGTCACAGGTGGCAGGTCGCATCGACCGCATCTGGCGGGAGGACGGCCTCATCAAGGCCGAGGGACAGTTCGACACCTCCTTCGCCGCTTACGAAGCCATCCGCCAACTGGCCGAAGGCTCCCTTCGCGGGGTATCGGTGGACATCGACGACATGCAGGCGGCGCTGTCCGAGGACGGCGCGTCCAGCGTTGCCACCGGGCGCATCTGCTCGGCCACGCTCTGCGCGATCCCCGCCTTCGCCGAGGCGTTCGTCGCTCTGGGCACGTGGGCGGACGATAAGGGATTTGTCCCGGGCGGATCGGACATCCCCGATCAGCAGTTGGTCGACCAACTGCCGGAAGAGTTCGCCGTTTCACGTGAAACATTCGCACCCGTCCCGATCCGCACCAAGGACGGCCCCGGCTGGATCACCGATCCTGCACCTACCCGCCGGATCACCGACTACTGGGTGGATGGCCGGGGTGCGCTGAAGATTCGCTGGGGTTCCCCGGGCGACTTCAACCGCTGCCGCATGCAGTTGGTCAAGTACGTGCAGAACCCCGAATGGCTCGCGGGACTCTGCGCAAACCTGCACTACCGCGCACTGCGCGTATGGCCCGGACAGCACAACGTAAGGACTCAGCCCATGCCAGCACTCACAGCCTCAGCGGGGACCCTGCTCCCGGGCGACTACTTCAAGAACCCGGAACTCGACGGCCCCACGCCATTTACGGTCACCGAAGATGGCCGCGTGTACGGGCACGTCGCCACGTGGGATGTCTGCCACATCGGCCTGCCCATCGGGGACCGGGAAGGCGAGTGCACCACTGCGCCGCACTCGTCCACGAACTACGCCTTCTTCCTGACCGGCGAGGTTCTGACCGACCTCGGCCCGGTGAACGTCGGCCAGATCACCCTCGGAGGCGGACACGCTGACGGTCGGGCCACCCTCCGCGCAGCCGTCGGCCACTACGACTCCACCTCCACTGCCGTCGCTGATGTGACCGCAGGCGAGGATGACCACGGCATCTGGGTCGCCGGAGCGCTGCGCCCCAGCGTCACCGCTGAGCAGGTCCATGAACTGCGCGCCGCTGCAATCTCCGGCGACTGGCGGCAGGTGAAGCCGGGCCGGGACGACATGGAACTGATCGCCGCGCTGGCGGTCAACGTTCCGGGCTTCCCCATCCCGCGCCCGTCCATGCTGGTCGCATCCAGCGGTCAGCCGCTGTCCCTCGTGGCTGCAGCCATCCCGCTGGCCGAGGGGCAGGACACGGGGAACAGCATCGAGATACCCACCAGCGCGACGGACAAGTTCAACGCTGCCCGGGCCAAGTTCCGGGCACTGGAAATCACCCGGGCCAAGAGCGCCTTTACGGTAAGCGAGTAGGAGAACACCACCATGGGATGCAACTGCGGAACCAAGCGCGCGGCGAAGGAAACCTTCAAGGTGACCCACGCCGACGGAACCACCAAGACCGTCAATTCTGAGATTGAGGCCAAGGCAGCAATCGCCCGCAAGGGTGGTTCCTACAAGAAGCAGTAACCGGTAGGGTTACCACTCAAAGGTCGATATGAACCCTTTGCCACAGACACGCCGTTCCCCCACGTGGACGGCGTGTCTGCTTTACCCATAGAGTTTGTCCCAGCAGGACACTCCTTGTGGTCGTAGACCGTGTGTCGATGAAGTTTTACCCCACACGTATCCACGCCCCCCAGAGGAGAAATCACCATGGGTGCCTTTGTAATTCCTGAAGACATCGAGTCGCTAGACAACGATGCCCTCGCCGAAGCCGTTGATGGCGCATTCGCCGCCGGACGTACCCTTGCCGCGATTCCCGATGAGGAAATCAGCGACGAGCAGGCTACCCGACTGGGCGCTCTCTACGAGTTCCACGCCAACGCTTCCGCCGTTCTCGGCGCACGCCAGACCGCCGCCACCGAGCGTGCTGAGCGTCTTTCCGCTTCCCGTTCCGCCTTCTCTGCCGATCCGGTCGAAGAGGAAGAGGAAGAAAAGGCTGAGGAAGCCGTCGTCGAAGAGGCCCCCGTGGTCAGCGACGTACCCGCCGAGGTCGAAGCCGAAGAAGAAGAAGAGGAGCCTGCCGCCGCCCCGGCTGTAGACACCGCCAGCGCACGGAAGTCCTTTGCTTCCCGCGCCGCCCGCAAAACCCCCGACGCCCAGAAGAAGGCACCCGTCATGGACGCTCCCCGCGCATCCCTCACCGCCGCTGCGGACGTTCCGTCCTTCTCGGCTGGCCAGAAGTTCAGCAACCTCACCGAAGCCGCCAAGGCTGTCGGCGTATCGCTGCACAACCTCCCGAAGGGTGCCCCCAAGGGCACGCACAGCCGCAACGGCGCTGTGGTCATCACCCTCCCGGAGAACAAGTTCAACCAGAACGACTACCGTGGCCGCGACGGCGAAATGCTTCTCGATGCCGCCAGCGAGTCCCGCCTTGAAGGCGGCTCCCTCGTTGCTGCCGGTGGCTGGGGCGCTCCGTCCGAAACCCTGATGGACTTCTGCGGTGGCGAAACCACCGAGGGCCTCATCTCCATCCCCGAGGTCACGATCACCCGTGGCGGCGTGCAGTACACCAAGGGTCCGTCCTTCGACGACGTGATGGCTTCCGCCACCGGCTTCTGGGACATGACCGAAGCCGTGGCTGAGGCAGGCGTGGTCGAGAAGACCTCCCTGCGGCCCGAGGTGCCGGACTTCGTCGAGAAGCGTCTCGACGCCGTCGGTGTCATGGTCGAAGCGGGCCTCCTGCTCCGCACCGGCTGGCCCGAGGTCATCGAACGCTACACGCAGCTTGCTCTGGTTGCCCACCAGTACAAGATGCACGCCAAGACCATCGCGCAGATCAGCGCCTTCACGGGTGCCCCCATCTCGGTCCCCGGTGGCTTCGGCAACGCCCTCGACGTGCTCCACATCCTCGACGTGGTTGCCTACGGCGAGCGCCAGCGCAACGCCCTCGGCGAGAACGCGACCCTCGAAGTTGTGCTCCCCCGCTGGGTCAAGGGTGTCATCAAGGCGGACCTCGCCAACCGGACCGGAGTGGACTTCCTGAACGTCACCGACGCCCAGATCAACGGCTGGTTCTCCGCTCGCGGCCTCCGCGTGCAGTGGCTGGCTCACTGGCAGAACGTGAACGTCGCCACGGCTGGCATCGCCACCAAGTACCCGGCCACCGTGGACGCCTTCATGTACCCCGCTGGCACCTTCGTGCGCGGTACGTCCGATGTCATCACCCTCGACACCGTGTACGACTCCGTCAACCTGAAGAAGAACGACTACGTCCACCTCTTCACCGAACAGGGCACCGTCGTGACCAACCCCTGCAACACCGGTCGCGCCATCCGCATCCCGCTGGTCGCCAACGGCAAGACCGGTGCTGCCAGCATCTCCACCAACCTGTTCCCGTAAGCCTGACGCTTGGGGGGGCGGTGTGGCCCACCGCCCCCTCAATCCCAGACCTTCGGAAGGAGGCAGGCCATGGCACGGTTCGCAATTGATGCACCGGCACGCGAGAGCGTTCGGGGCGGGTTGCTGTCCGTTGCGCGGGTAATCGACGCGCCCAAGGAGGCCCTGTACCTCGGGGTGACACACCTCATTGGAGACGAAGCCCCACCGGCCCCGACCCCTGCGGAAGGCGTCGACAAGAACTTCGGCATCTTCGAGGACGTTGCTGACTGGGACCCGTTCACGCTCTACAAGGGCATCGAATACTCGATGTTGCTGGGCGAGAAGCCCGATGTGGCCGGACTGTTCTCGGCGGGTGAAACCTACGGCGTCGAAAAGGCGGTGCAGGCGCTCGCGCTGAATCCTTTCGCAGACGACATCACGCCCACCCCGGGAACCCCGGTCACCAACATCAAGTACGCCTTCGGCCTGCTGGAGCAGTACGCCGCAGATCACTACTCGGGACTGCCCATGTTGCACGGCAACAAGGTCGCAATCTCCCTTGCCAGTGAGTTCTTGGCGGACTCTGGAGCGGGAACGCTACACAGCAAGTTGGGTACGCCCATCGTCACTGGCGGCGGCTACGGTCCTGCGGGACCCTCCGCCGCTGGTGCGGGTGAAGCATGGCTCTACATCACAGGCGCGGTCACGATCCTTCGTGGCCCGCTGGCCGTGTACCCGGCGCACAACCTGAAGGGCAACCGGTCCCTCGCATTGGCGGAACGTACCTACGTTCCTGTCGTGGACGGTTTCGTTGCGGCGATCCTCGTCGGAATCTAAGGAGTTTTGAAAATGGCAGCAAAGGTAAAGCTGGAAGAGGGCCAGTCCTTCGTACGCGGTCGCTCCAGCGCCAAGGCAAAGGAACTCATCGAGCGCCTCGGCGACGGTGAAGGGTCCATCATCACTACGGCGTTCGGCTACATCGTCCCCACGTCCATCGTGAAGGATGGCGAAGCCGATTCGGAGTACGCCAACGTCCTGCCTGACGGCACGGATGTCGCCAAGGAAGAGCGCGGCGAAGAGAAGTCCGAGGAGTCCGAGGAGCAGTCCGAGGAACCCAAGGCAGAACGCAAGACCACGCGGGGCCGCAAGGGCACCGACACCGAGGAAGGCAAGTAAATGGGAAAGTCGAAGAACACTTCGTACCTTCGCGGTCGTCGGATGCGGGCAACCGTACTTGATGTCGCGGGCGCACCGGTCTACGGAGAAGATGCCGTAGTCACGACCAAGGGCTTCATCACCGTCGCCTACACCACGGTCACCGAGGAGGGCGAGGCGATCACGGTCACCAACGCCGCTGGTGAAGCGTGCGTGGCGGAATCCGCAACCCCCACCATGAACGGGTTCACCGTGGAGGCCACGTTCTGCGAGGTCGACTACCGCCTGTTCGAGATTCTCACCGGTCAGCGCGTTCTGCTGGACGATGACGGAGTGGCCATCGGCATTGCCGAGTCCACCGATGTTGACCTCTCCACGGTCAACTTCGCTCTCGAACTCTGGCTGGGTTCCAAGAACCCGGGCGAGTACGGCTACGTGCTGACCCCGTTCCTGCGCGGTGGCATCATCGGCGACGTGACAATCGAGAACGCTGCGATCACGTTCACGGTCACCGGCCTTGTCACCCGTGGTGGCTCCGGCTGGGGCAAGGGTCCGTACTTGGTCCAGACGGTCGGCGGCGTTGCTGCTGTCCTGAAGGATGCAGTCACCGCTGCAGAGCACCGCCGCTGGCTGTCCGTCACGGTTGCTCCCCCGGTTGTTCGGGAAGGCAGCACCCCGCTGCACGACCCGACCGACGCGGCGCTCACCAACCTCACCACGACCATCACCGGCAACTCCGTGCAGTTCGCGCCCGTGCCTACCGGCACCGACCCGATCACGTACGACTTCGGCGATGGCCAGTGGGACTACGCCGTGACTGGCTCGTACACCCACGTGTACGACGGCCCCGGCACGTACACCGTCACCGCACAGCGCGGCGGCGGAACCTACTCGGAGACTGTCACAGTCGTTTAGTAGGTAAGCAGGAAACGGTGGATGTGCAATCGGGGACTTGCACATCCACCGTTTCCATTTCCAAGCAAAACGGCAGACGGTCGACCAACTGCCAACCATCAGGGGGCATTGACGATGACACATCCCGAGGTAGAAGAATGGCTGCGCACCGCTAACGGCGTGGCAATGGACCCGGACAAGTCCTACGGCAACCAGTGTGTGGACCTCGTCGATGCCTTCGGCGAAGCGATCTTCGGCGTTCCGTGGAACGTGTGCGTGGGTGGTGTCGTCGGTGCAAACCAACTGCTCGATGCCGCCCCTGACAAATACTGGATTCGGGTCAACAACAACCCGGCGGACCCCAACCTTCTCCCGCCCCGGGGTGCCATCGTCGTCATGTCCGGCGATGCGACGAACCCATGGGGCCACACCTACGCGGTGCTGGAGGCCCGGACTTCCGGCGCAAAGGCGATGCAGCAGGACGGCTTCGCTGAGCCGCGCAAGTTCGT